GACCACATAAACGGCCAACGCGACGATAACAGGATAGAAAATTTGCGTGACGTTACGACAGCCGAAAACATACAGCATCAGACAGCAGCGCAGAAAACAAATAAAACTAAGCTTTTGGGCGTTAGTAAGAGAAAACACGGATTTATAGCGCGCATATGCACAAACGGCGTCATTAAGCATTTGGGGTCTTTTAAGACACCCGAAGAAGCGCATCAAGCGTATATCTTGGCGAAGCGCAAACTTCATGCTACTAATACCCTTTAAAATCAATAGTTTCCGGCGTAGATGTTATAGCGCTGACGTGTGCCGACGATGCTGTAAGGCAGCGCCATGATGTCGTCAGGGTTATTGATGCGCTTCAGATTGCGCTTGCTATACATCGCAATACGCTGCACCTGCGCGGACGGTTCAACGCCAAACTCCGGGGCCATTTCGCAGGCCAGATTGTAGCGGAACGCACGAAGATAGCCGGGCGGGAAAGTCAGAACAGTCGCCAGATCGGCTGGCTGCGTTAATTCCTCGACTGAGATGAAGTGCCATTCCAGCTCGCGCAGCGGCTTGGGATAGACAAACATATCAATGTCAGGAAACGTATTGTTGACAAATATGACCTGCGGGTAGGTCGAGGTAACAGTTTTAACGGCGATACCGTCATACTGCTGCTGATTGATGAACTTTATGCCGTATGACACGTTGGTCTGCGGGTCGCGGAAATAAGTCGCGTCGTCCAGCAGAACAGGGCGATTGCCGACAAAGTCGCCAGTCGGGCCAAGCGTCCGGTTAAGCTCGCCGGGCGGCCACAGAAAGACTTGATCCTGAGTTGAAAAGACCGCCAGACGCTCCGTGTTCCATGAGTCGATCATTTGGTTCAAGGCTGTCAACGAGTCCTGCGCCGTCTCCGACGAGGGCGTTTCGCCTTCTGCGAGGACGCCCAGCAGTCTCAGCGCTCCGCAGATCTGATCGTAAGCCGTCGTCGTCATTCGGGTCGAACCTTTCCCAGCCGTTCTCTTCGTCGGCTTCCGCTTCTAGTTCCAGCGTAGCGATCTTAACGCCATGAACCTCATGGCGCAAATAAATAAGGGCCATTTTACACCTATGGAAAGGGCCAGGCGGCCCGTAGGCCGCCTGTAGGATTAGATTACGCGACGCCGGCGTATTGCCATTTGGAGCCGTCCGAGATGAACAGCTTGCCCGTGCCAGTGGCGTTGCTGGTGGTGGCCAGCGAGCCGACCGCAGCGGTCGTCGTCGTCGTATTGGCGGTGATCGCCGTCGTCAGGAAATACAGACCCGCCGTCGCGTTAGCGACAACCGGACCCGTCGTAGCCGTCGAGGTGAACGTGCCGGAGACAGTAGCAGTGGTAAGCGTGCTTCCGCTGATCGTCGCACCCGTGATGGTCGTGCCAGCAACGAGTTCGGGATCAGAGAAGGCGACGCCAACAGGTTTAGTGTTAGGCATTGCCTTCTCCTATGATTACTTCAGGTAAGCCGAATACGCAGCGGTGCCCGTCTTGACGAAACGGTAGGTAGCGCCGCCATAACGAGCAACCGTGCCGGAGCCGACAACCGTGACGCCCGTGCCGCCAGAAAACGTAACAGTCGACGACGAGCCGCTGTTATTGTTGTTGGTGATCGTCAGTTCAAAGGTCGAACCGACTTTCATGCTGGGGTTGGCCGTATCCAGCGCCGCAGCAGTCGGCGTCGTAACCGTCAGGCCGGCGTCGCTGCCTTTGTTGCAGGAAATGATGCCGCCCGCAACCTGACTAGCCGTCAGCGTCGCGTCGCCCGTCAAAGACGTGACAACGGCAACCTGAATATTCGGCTCGTTAAGATCACCAGCGCCAAGCTGATAGCCGCCCGTGCCCGACGGAAACGCCGGATTAGGGCCAAAGGATTCGAGCGGGTAGGAAGCGCCCTGAGTAGTGATAGCCATGATCTAAACTCCTTAATTTGAGAAAGAAGGGGCCGAAGCCCCCTCTATTAGCCCCAAAGGCGAACCGCCATCTGCGGACGAATGACGCTGTAGCCATACAGAACGTCAATACGGCAGGGCAGTCGGTCGTTGTTGATGTCATACTGACGGACAACGCGGAGCGAGATACCGTTGTGAACCTGGCGCGAAGCCATGTCGACGCCCTGCGGAAGCAGAAGGTCGGCGGTGGCGAACGCGATGGCGTCCTTGTGGTAGATCAGGTTCTGCGGATACTGCGTCGAGGCAGCGCCGAAGAACGTGACGGCCTTACCGGAAACCGGCAGAGCGTCCATCGTGGCGAGAGCCTGGCCAGCCGAATACATCGCCGGGACAGTGACCGAAGCGGTGGTCGACGCCGTAACGTCAGCCAGAGCAACGAACTGGAACAGCGAGCCGGTCGACTCACGGGTCTGCGGGTTGACGGCGTAGCAGTCGGCAATCGTGAACACGTCGCCAGCCTTGATGACCGTCGAGCCAAGGCCCGTCAGGACGATGGTGGTCGAACCTTCGGTCGTGACCGAGGTGCTGACCGTCACGGTGCCCGTGCGCGAGCCAGTCGTGAACTGCTTGATCGACTGCGACATATTCAGCTCGTCATAGCCGAGAATGCCTTCGCCGAAGATGCCGTTCTTAAACTGCTTCGAAATAGCCGAAACCGGATTGAACAGACCCTTCATGCCTTCGATCAGCGACGCGTTGGCGGCCGGGTTGACCGTCGCGTAGCGCGGCGACATGACAGCGGCGTTCTCATTCAGCTTCTGCTGCGCCTGCAACAGAACGAGCGAGGTGGCCGGGGTCGTGCCGGGCGTGCCGACCGAGTTGCCGATGTATTTGAACGAGTTCGCAACGTCGGCGTCGATGGAGGACGCGAGCTGCGAAATACGCGGCTTCAGCACGCGTTCCGCGAAGTCGTCCAACTGCATCGTCAGTTCGGCGGTCGTGAAGTTCACGCCAATGTGCTTCTGCGACGAAACGGTCAGGGTCGTGTACTGCTCGTTGTCGTCCTGAACCTGAAGCGCAGCGCCGTCCGTGACCAGAGCGCGGTCAGGCAGGCGGATACGCAGGGTCGAGCCGATCTTAGCGCCTTCAACGGCGAAAGAGTCGTCATACTGACGGTTAACGGTGCGGGTCAGGACAAGATTATTCTCAAGGATCTCAAGAGCCTTGCGAGTAATCATGTCAATCGTAAGAAGTGAATTAGACATACCTTATCTCCGATTCTGCGCTTCCCACTTCTTGATCTGACGCTGCCGTTCCGCTTCAATCCAATCCGACGTTGACATTGACTTTAGTGATCTAGGATCAGTCGTATCATATCGCGGGCCTGAGTTTGACCGGGTAGCCGTGACAGGAGCAAGAGGTGCGGGCGCGGTTGAGGTTTTCTTAACCGGTGGGTTTGAAGTGAGGTTCACCTCAATTTTCCCGATCTCTTTTGCCTGCAAAACTGGCGACAGACGGGAAATCCGGCTGGCTTCTTTCGGATTAGACCCTAGCCAATAGATGACTTCGGGACCAATGTCGGAAGCCTGAATAGCCTGAGCCATAACGTCCGTGACGGGAAGACTTGGGTTATACGCGACTTGTTCAAAGTCTTCGTATCGGTCCCTAGCCTCTTCTTCACGGTCCTTATAGGACTCCAAAAGAGCCGCTTGCTGGGCTGCGGCCTCTCGCTGGGCCAGAAGCTCTTGAGCCTTTTGCTGCGCCAATGCTTCCGCATAGGCGTGCGCGTTCTCAAAATCATCCGGCGCAGGTGGAGGTGCAACGGGCTGTCTAGCCTGCTGCTCCGCAAGCCGTTGGGCCTGCTCTCTTTCCCATTTGCGCTGTTCTCTTGCAAGGCGCTTGCTTACAATCGCGTCCAGCTCTTCCTGAGAGAACGATTTTGTAGGCTGCTGTTCCTCCGGCGTCGTATCAACAGATTCAGGTGCTGCCGTGGCTTCCTGTTCCGGCGCGGGGCTGATCTCCGCTACAGCCTGTTCTTCGTCGCTCACGCGGCTCTCCTTAACCTAGCTATCCGGCTAGTCGGTAAGTCTACATTAAACGCTAAGATTATTAGCGTCAATGAACATTTGATCGACCTGCGCTTCGGTCAGACCGAGTTCTATAGCAAGCACGCTGATCGCCCGAGAGTCCCGGTCGGCAAAGTTGCCATATTCCCAGACGTTCTTGAGCGCAACGTCGTCCGTCTCATTGATAAGCGCCTGCGCCTGATCGAATAGGCCATCGTTCTGCAACACCGTGCGAACGGCCCACATGGGAACCTGTTGCGGAATAGCAGGCGGCGGCGGGACGTATGGGTTAGGCGTGTTGCCTTCCGCAAGCCATGCTTGATACGCCTGCCAATCGGTGTTGGCTGGATCGTCTGGGATGCAAGCGCCGTCAGCGTCACGGATGACGGAATTATTGTTTGTAAGGGTATATGTCATTTATAACTCCGCCGTGAATACACAGGTAAGACTTACGCGAGTGGCACCTACAGTCCAGTTATTTGCGGAATTGTACATCCATACGCCATCTACTGACGTCGCAATACCAGAAGCCCCTGACGATATGGCCGGCGTTCCAGCCGACCCTGTGCTAACTGTAAAAGATGCCCCGCTTTCGAGTGTCGGAATGGCACGCATAGTCACGGGGAATGGGACAATAGGCGTTGACGGTGTATCCGCTGCTGCGGTTGTAGGCGTTAACGCTCTGGTGTTTTTCCACGCATATCGCTGACACAGCGCCAACTCCTGCCCATACTGTCTGCGCTCGAACGGCGTGGCGACTGAGCCGACTTCTAGCTGAACGCCGGTAAGGTTGAACGAACCAGTCGTCAATCCAGTGCCAAGCGCAATCGTCACCTGTAGGCCATTGACGCAGCTTGTCGTCAGCGTGAACGTGTTGCTAAACGTCGTCCATGTCGCATTCGGTATGCTGGGCAGCGTGTATGTCGTCGCAGCCGATGTGGTTGACGTGTAGTTGTCCAGCGCAGTCGGCGCAGCCAATGCAATCGTCGCAGTCGTGACCGCCGATCCGGTGCTTTGATAGATGCGGCCGGATACCGTCACAATAACGCCGCTGGCCAAGTCCTGCGTGTTAACGCTTTCGATACGCTGACGGACAGACACGTTGGTGACGCTTGCCGCGCCAGCCACATTAAGGCTATCAGCGAAGCCAGTCGGAATAGTCGTTGTGCTTTGCGTAACCGTGACAGTCGCGCCAGTCGGCGTCACAAACCAACGATCCAGCGTGTACGCGCCGGAAGTCGTCGCCGCTATAGACCCACGCTGATAAACGCCCATATCCCCATTAATCAGCCGATTCCGCAGGAAGCTAGAGCCCATTATGACGGTGCCGCTGGCGTTGATGTTGCCAGTGGACGTTGCGCTGGGGCTCGTGGAGTTGCCGACGCTCAAGTTGCCGTTGCCGTCCAGATAGGCGTTAACGGTCGCGCTGCCAGCGTTC